CTTTGTGCGAGTATAACATAGATCAATGATAATCTGAGGGGCCGACGACCTCGAGCCACCACGAATCGAGCTCCCCCGATTCCTCGGCGCTCATGACGTCACCGCGCTCATCATACAACGCCCCTTGAGAGTCGACATAAGAATGAGCGAAGCGATCACGCCTTAACACGCTATGAGCGATCCAGAGAGAGAGGACGGTGTCGTCATGCTTCTCTCGCCCGAGCCCCCAAAGCTCAGAGATCAAGGGCTCGATCGTGCGACGATCGTGCTCCGTGCGCGAGGGGAGGACCACTTTTCCATTCTCAAAGAGCACGGAGAGCGAAGCAACGCCCGACCAAGGATCCGCCTTTTTGGCTCCCGTGGTCAAGTGGGGCACGATGGGGAGATCAGTCGAGTTCTTGAGGCCGACGTAGTGCATCTCCCCGAACGCGTTACGCTCGACGGCGATCGAGCTCACGCGGCCCTTGAATCGGTTGAACTCTGCGAGCACTGCGGCGCGGAGCTGCGCGGGGGTCAAGCCGCGTTTACGATAGAGCCCGAGGAGATAATGATCACCCGTGTCGAGGTCTCGAGCCCACGTCGTCCCTACGGTAAAATCCGTGTCTCGGGCCTCCGCTTGTGCGACGTTCTGCACGAGTGAGAAGTCCCAACCCTGCACGATCTCGAGACGCTCGACGCGCGGGAACTCGTAGAGAGAGAGCTCGCTCCCTCGGTGCTTCGCGTCACTCAACCACTCGAAGCGAAACGCCGACGCGCTGTCATCCTGTACCGCGTGTTGAAACTCGCGGCTGAATAGCTGCGCACCCATCGAGCGGCGCTCTCTCAAGAGGTACTCGATCGGACGCTCTTCGGGCCAAAGCACCGCCGCCTCCCCTTGAATCGATACGCCGCAAATCACCTCTCTCCCCTCGCGCGTCTCGGTTTCGTAAGTATACGCTTCAGGCATGCGGAGGATCGCGGGGTCTTCGATCAAGGCCCACGAAGGATCGTTGATCATCTCCCCGTATAAATCATCGTAGTGTTTTCTTGTCCCGATGACCGCGATCAAGCCACCTCGAGAGAGCATCGGGAGCACCGTCGCCCGAAACCATCGCTTTGTCTTTTGACGCTGGCTCGCCGTGTGACAGCTCATGTCCGACTCGAGGTCATCCGCGAGGACGAGGTCGAAGTGAGCGCCCGTCACCGCGCCCCCTGAACCGATCGCCGTGATCGTGGGATCGACGCTCTCGAGCTCTCGAGGCACATACACTTGTGTTTGTGTCCACGGGGCGTCGTCGCTCTCGAAGGGGTGACACCCGATCGCGGGATCACTGCCCCAGTCGTTCACGATGCGCTCAGAGCGTAAGAGCGCCTTGACGCGGCGCATTCTCTTCTCGGCTTGGCTCGAGCTCTCACAGATCCAGAGGATCCGCACGTCTCGATTTAGACAAATTGCGCGCACCGCGTAACTGATCGCGGCCTCCGTTTTTCCGTGATCACGCGGCGCGAGTACGAGTTGCCGCCCCTTGTCTCCCTGATCTTTGGCACTTTGCCAAGTGCGATCAAGTTGGTCGAACCACTTCGCGCGGTGCGCAGCGTATCGCATCCCACAATAGTAGGTATCAAAGAAGACGGGAGAGACGTGCGAGAGGGCTCGGCGCTCGCGGTCTGATGAGGGTAATAAAACGCGTGACATCGTGAAAGCTCCTAGTTATACAGGGACATCATAACACACACACAAGGAGTCAAAGGATGCTGTGTTTAATCGCCGTACTTACCATATATCACCCCGTACAGATCGGGACGGACCGCGCTCAACAAGCCCTCGAGGTTTGTCGCGAAGTTGAGCACCGCGCAAAAGCGCGCGCGATGGATCCGTTGATCCCTGTCGCGGTCGCCGCGGAAGAGTCGCGCTTCACGAGGAAGATCAAGAGTCAAAGTGGAGCGGTCGGACCGCTTCAAGTATTGCCTGTGTACTGGTGTCCTACAAAGGGAAACTGTAACGAGATTGAAGCGGGACTCGACGCGCTCGAGTACTTCCTCGAGCGCGAGAAAACCGAGACGCGCGCGTTCACGAGGTACGCGGGAGCGGGACCGAGAGCCCGAGCGTATGCGCGCCGCGTTCAAGGGCGACTCAATCACCTACGGAGATCAATGAAGCTCAGAGCGGCGAAGCCTTAAAACGCTTCACACTGTCCGCCGTAACAACCCCCTTCACTCATGAGATCCGTGTTGTCGGTGTCTTCGGTGACCGTCGCATAATCAAGCGGGACATGTAACTCGCGGAGCTCGTGCCAACGCCGCCACGCTTCACGCTTCGCGGGAGCGTGGGGGTCGTCGTCTTCAATCTCCTCGGGAGCGTAGACGCGTTGAAACGGGGCTTGAGGGTAGTCGTAGTCGCCGCTTGCAGAGAGACACGAAACCCCGCCGAAGCTGTGGCGCCCTTCAATGAGTGCCTTCGCGACATCGCCCCACTCATCATCTTTAACCGTGCATGTGTTCGAGACGTTGTGAGTCAAGCTCTCCACGCTCAGAGGTCGCGCCGTGCCCTCTCTCACCCAGTTCATTTGTACGCGCTGAACCCACGCGAGAAACTCGGTCGCGCTGAGATCGTCGCGGGTCAAGGCTCCCTTCGGTGCTTCGATCGCGAACTCGAGACAATAATCATCTGCGCTTGCGCTCCACACACTCTCAAGGGCCGCGTGCGGATTCGCGGTCGCGAAGGCTTGCGCGATCGGAGAGGATCGCGGGACTTGGATGCGTCGGATATAGCGCGGCGCGTGCTCAGGATGCACGCCGCTCGCACACCCCAGATTGACCGCCGCGTTACCTGAAGGCTTGACGCAAGTCGCACGCGCGGGAGCCTTCTTCAATCCGAGGCGCTTCCAGCTCTGCTCGCTTGTACGGCGTGCGATCTCTCCGAGGTGGCGAAGTGTCGCACGCTCTCGAGCCCACGCGGGAGCCCCCGATAAACCCGTCAACGAAACCCCGAGGAGATACTCGCGCTCTAAGATCTCGCGGGTCGCGGTGTTACTGAGGTAGTCGTGATCTGTTCCCGTGTATCGTGCTTGGATCATACCGAGGATCGTCGCGAAGTAGACAGCAGTCTCCGCGTCCCTCATTGTCTCCCACGCGCTCGCGTTGATCTCGCAGAGATTGCAAAATTGCCAAGCGGTTTCAAATGTGTAACCCTCTTCGATCCAAGCATCGCGGCGCGTAGGATCGAGTAACTCGAGCGGGTATTCATCGAGCACCGCTCCCGAGGGGTCTTTGATGAGTGTCGGACACATGCCGATCTCGACACATGGGTTATATGCGACCTCCGTGCTATCGACCCAGATGACAGCGGGCTCCCCATACTTGCGCGTCGATTCAAAGATCTGCTCAAACTTCGCTTCGGCGTTCTCATCGTCTCGACGAAGTAAAGCGGAGATGTTCGCGCGCGCTCGATACGGGTGATTCACCCACCAATTAAACGCGCTCTTATACTCGATCATCTCGTGATCGTCTGCGTCGAACATACAGAGGAGCGCAGAGCGGCGCACTCCTCCCGCGAGTACGCAGTCCGCAAGGATACACATGAGATCGCTCGCGTCGATCGGGCGAAGCTGCCTCCCCGCGCTCTTGATCAAGAGCGACTCGGCGCGCGTCAACGCTACGCGCAGCGGATACGCGGAGGGCGCTTTTCCTCCACAGCTCGAGATCGGCGCGCCCTTGGGCCGTATCTGCGAGAAGTCGAACGCGGGAATCACCGGATAATCGGGCTCCGTATACGCACGAATCAACGCGTCAAAAGCATCACACCAACCCTCGATAGAGTCGGGGATCAAGTGACGTTGATGCGTCTTATCACTAAGTACTGAGGGATCGAGGATCGCGGGAAGTTGGTCGACGTGGTGTCGCTGAACCGAGTAACCCACACCCGCGCCGCATAAGAGTAGATAGAGCGCTTGAGCGAAGCGGCGCGGGTCATCAATATAGCACGACGTGCAGTTATAAGAGCGCGCGTGTTTCGCGAGCACTGCGGGACCGCCGAATTGTAGGGAGCGTTGAGACCCTAAGATTCGACGCTCGTTGATGAGTCGCTCGATCTCATGGAGTTCGACGGCGAGGTCCTCCGCGAGCTCGCCCAAATGCTCGCGGTGCATCCTGAGCACGCGCGCGGTCGCCTCCGTCCACGTCTCGCGGCGACTGAGCTCGGGAACATAGCGCGCGTATTTCTGCGCGAAGTTGAACTCTGCGAGCGCTCTTCTCTGCGGGTCGTCAAGGGTCTTCGTCTTCTGGTTCATCGTGTTGTGTCTCGTTGCGTAGGTAAGCGGTCGCCCTCTCTTGCGCGAGGTCGATCGATGCGAGGAAATCGGGGAAGCCGTGCGGCGTGATGTCGACGCGAGCCCCTTGTCTCTCGAGGTCATCTTCGTTGAGCGATCTCTTAGAGGCATGGGTCCACGCCCGAAAGTCGACAAGGTACCACGCCCCCGCGAGTCTCACAAGGACGAGGGCGAGATGACCCCAACGCGACAAGCGCTCGAGTGCCTCCGCTTGCGGTCCTCCCACGGCTCCCAGTTGTACGCGCTTCCCCTTGCGGCTCTTGACTTCCATCAAACCCGCGCGCCCGTCATCTAGCCAAAGCTCGAAGTCAGGACCCGAGGCGCCGATGTTGACGGCTTTAAACAATCCCTCTTTGACGCCGCCGACGCGCCGATAAGGTTCGTATCTCTTGCGTATGTTCGCGCGCCCTTGGGTCGCGTAGAGCGTCGCCGCTTGTTCAACGAGATACTCCGCATTCGCGCCGCTCTGTTGAGCTTCACGATTCGCGGCGCGGTGTCCTCGGCTTGGTGGTCTGCGTCTCATATAGGGTTTGAACTTTCGACTCATTGTTTTCTGATTCCTCTCGTGTCATGGTGAACGCTCACACACGAGGAGAAGTATCATGATACTCACAAAACGCGCCCCCGTCATCGCTGTCGAGGGAAATATCGGCGCGGGAAAATCGACGCTGTGTCGATGGATCCGTAAAAACCTAAACTGCGAAGTGATTGACGAGGCGAGTTCCTCGCTCCATCCCGACTACGCACGAGATCCGCAGAGATGGGGGTTCACCGTACAAATGGACCTCTTAACGCAACGTGTCGAAGCGCTGCGGCGCGCGCACGAGTACGCGATCACTCAAGAGTCGATCATCTTCCTTGATCGCTCGATCCTCGGAGAGCGCGCATTTGCGAACGCGAATCGAAGAGTCGAGAGACTCAGCGCCGTCGAGTTCGAGATCTGGTCGCGCGCGTACAATGAGCACCTCGCGGAGCTCGAGCCCCCTGACATCTATCTTTATTTGGAAGTCGACGTGATCACAGCGGCGGAGCGCGCGACGCTACGAGACGGAGGCGGAGACGCCGTTGATCGAGAGTATATGGTAGAGCTGCACTACGCTCACGAGAGAGCGGTTGAGGATCTCCAGAGTCGCGGAGCTCATGTGATGCGCGCCCCGTGGGGTGTCGATCGATCAAAACATGAGTACAATGTACACGCCGACATCGTCATGAGTCGGCTAAAGAGCATGTTTAACAACGCACTGATAGAACCGCTCTAAGTGTCTAAAGATACTCTGTTTTCTTAGGGGCGGCGTTGCCTGTGTACATCTTTTTTGAAAAAGTTGTTGACAGACCCTAGAAGCATGATACAACTGTATCGGGTTGACGGGTTGGCAAGGGGGCCAACAGGGAACACACACACACAAGGAACACAAGAACATGAGAACAGATCAAGAGAAAATAAACAGCGTACTCCGTGACCCTGAGACATGGGTCGATAGACTACAACGTGACTACATCGAGAGGGAAGACGCCTCATTCGCGCACCACTTCGGAACCGAGGAGCGCTACGAGTACGACTTCGAGACCGTCGAGACACGGACGGTCGTCGGCTGTTTCATCGTGAACCACCGCGCCTCGATGCGGTGGCTCACCACGATCCCCGCAGAGGTCGAATGGACGTGGGTCGATTATCCAAAGGGACCGAGTGAGACGTTTCAACGTGTCAAGCTCCGCTCTTATGCGTGGCTGGAGGACGTGAGAGTCGAGCTGAGCACCCCGCGTCAAGCAGTAATCGTGGTGACCTACAGCTACGAGAACGAGATCGAGGACATCATCGAATGAGAGCCGCGCTGATCATTTGCCTCTGTCTCTGCGTGAGCTGTACAGAGGCAGAGGACGAGCCGAGTCGATGCCTCCGCGTGATCGAGCGCATCGAGCGCGAGAACGCGGTGCGGCTCTGGAACGCGGTCGCGTGGTGTCGCGCGAACCGTAAGGGATGGCGTTCACGCTTGCGCGATCATATGAAGCGAGTACACTGAGCACCTTACACAAAGGAGCTCACATGATGGAAATTGAACCCAGTACACTCGCACCCCTCGCGCAGATCCTCGGAGTCTGGGGATCGCTCGGGATTACGTTAATCTGGCTCGGATACAAAATCGTTACAAAGTGGCTTG